CGGTTTTATTAAACATAATATTATTGGTATGAAGATCATTGTGCGTAAAATTAAACATCTTTTGATATGCTATTAGTGTCATAATTATTTGAAATAGGCAAGATCGCCATTCATCATCAGATAATTCTTCGCCTAACAATGAATCAAGAGTCGCTTCCATCTTTTCCAAACAAATAATTTGTACTGGAAAATCTTTGATAATTGCATTGCAAATAATATCAGAATCCATACTGCTAAAAGAAGACATAGACCCTTCTTCATCTTCATCACTAGAAGAAGATGACCCTTTTTCATTCGATCCATCTGAAGTATGCGATGAACGGGATGAACAAGTAGAGCCACTTTTTCTACTGCTGTTATTTTGAGCATTTTTATTTTTTAGATTAAATTCGAAGACTAAGGCTTCCGTTAATTTTACAGGCTCATTATTAACAGTGGATGTGGTAATAAACAGATCATCGAAATTCTCTCCATTCAATGAATATACGGATTTATTGCTAATATTTTTATCAATTCTCAATTTTTTTTTATAATTTCTGGTATCTGCGTCAAAAAACATCTCATCGTCAATTGCTTCAATATCAAATAATTTACCTTTCTGTTCATGGAAATACTTGCTATCATTTAAATATTCTAAATCATCAAAAATATTCATATTGAATTTTTCTTGAATTCCTAGAAAAGAACCAAAAAAGTCCAAGCCATGAATAAATTTATGATTGTGCAAAACATTGCTTGTTAAATAAGTAAAAAACCCATCTACATAAGCCGAGTTATTAGAATCAAGTACTTTAGGGTGGCAAGTATTTTGAGATAATTTTGGTAATGATTTTTTTGATTCTTCGGTTAAATCCCCGTATTTTCCAACCATAAATTTAATAGGATCAATCAATGGAGAAAATTTAAAAAAAGCTTTGGCGCTTTTTTCATCATTTTCCGATTTAACTTGACAATTATATGAATTTTTTTGTTCTGTTTTTTCTAAATTTGTAATATGATATGGTTGATTTAAATTGATATTTTGATAATTGGTTTCTTGTAGATTAAAAAATTTTCCATATAATGGAATATAATTTTGAATAGTTTTAATTTTATTTAAATCAAATTCTTTGAATAGTGCTGAATTATCATTTTTTTTATAGTAAATTTCAAACATTATTATTTATAGATAAAAGAAATTATTAATTTTAACTGGATTTGTGCGTAATTTATATATAAAATATTAAATAAGCATATAATAACAATGAATTTAGAACTAAAAAAATTTGATATGAAAAATATCTCTTTTAAAGCAAATGAAGCGTCCGGTCCAGTTATTGTATTAATTGGAAGAAGAGATACAGGAAAAAGTTTCTTGGTGAGAGATTTATTATACTATCATCAAGATATTCCAATCGGAACTGTAATTTCAGGGACAGAAGCTGGCAATGGTTTTTATGGTTCATTAGTTCCTAAATTATTCATTCATGATGAATACAATACTGCCATTATTGAGAATGTTTTAAAAAGACAAAAAATGGTGATAAAGCAGGTTAAAAAAGAAAAGACGGCGTATGGTAGATCGAATATAGATGGGAGAGCCTTTTGTATTCTTGATGATTGCTTATATGATAATTCTTGGTCAAGAGACAAATTAATGAGACTCCTTTTCATGAATGGTCGTCATTGGAAAATTATGTTAATTATTACAATGCAGTATCCTCTTGGTGTACCGCCAAATCTGCGAACTAATATTGATTATACCTTTATTTTAAGAGAGCCCTATATTGCAAATAGGAAAAGAATTTATGAAAACTTTGCTGGGATGTTTCCAACATTTGAATCTTTTTGTCAAGTAATGGATCAATGTACAGAAAACTATGAATGTTTAGTTGTATCAAATAATGCAAAATCCAATAAATTAGAAGATCAAATCTTTTGGTATAAAGCTAGTGCGCATAGAGACTTTAAATTGGGAAGTAAAGAATTTTGGGAAATGAGTAAAAATTTGGGAAGCGACGATGAAGATGATAATTATGACCCAACTGCTGGTAGAAAGGGTCCTACTATTAATGTAAAGAAGAGTAGATGGTAACTAAATTATATTTACTTTTGTAAATTCTCCACCGCCTAAACCTGCTATTGATTCATACTTCTTTCTTGAAAATGCTTTATAATCAAAAGAGCATTTATGATCTTCAAATGGAAAATGTTTTGAACAAAATGTACAACCGCATCTACAAGTTTTTGTTTGTTGCGTCAAATTAAGTTTTATTCTACAACCATCAAAACCGCATCTATGAGTTTTCTTTTTTTTCTTTTTATTTTTAGGTTTTTTTTTGGGGGCAGGTGGAGGAGTTTTGATTTTACTACTATTTTCCATATTTGTTGGAGTAATTCTACCTTTTAAAGAATTTTGAGGAATTTCAGTTGGAGGATTGGGTGTTTGATTCATGTATAATTATATAAGATATTGGTTTTATTTTATATAATTCGATTAATTAATTTCAATTTAATACTTAATTGTCCCCGTCATCATTGTTATTTTTTTCAGAAATGGTCATATCCACATTTGCTGTTTCATTATCTTGCTCCATCTTTTTGGCCTCGGCTTTATCTGTTTCACGCGTTCTAATATTAGCTCCCTCAAACAACTCTTTTCTAATATCCGCCGAGCTTATAACCTCCTTTTCATTTAATTTGTCCTCTGTACTTGTAACTCCAACGCCTACCAAATTTCCGTCCTTATCCACATTTTGAGTTAATTTATTACCACTCTCCTTAGCAACTTTAATATTCTCTTCAATTGCCTTTCTTTTAGTCTCAGCAACGCGCTTTTCGAATTCATGTTTGGCCTGTCTTTCATTTTTATTCTTTTCATGCATAAGTTGATTAAGTTCCTCCTCTAGGTACTCAACACGTCCTGTTTTATATGCTTGTGGATCCCAAGGCATCCACATCCCAACCGGTCCCACAAAAACATCGTGATTTGGATCAACTTCTCTCAATAACTTACATCTTAATTCTGCCTCTTCTTGTGAAGGATAAGATCCGCGAACTTTAAGTCCACGAGTATTTGTCTGGAATGAGTATAATTCATTAAATGTCTTTTCAAGATCCTCTTCTTTAGCATCAAGAAAGTTTTTATAATCATCTCTTATTGTCGTTTGTACAAGATCTTTTTGTTCGCTTTTCAAATACTCTTGAAAATCTCCCATCACTTTGTCAAAATTCATACTGTATTTGTATGATAAAAAATTCAAAAATGCAGTAAATTTCTGTACGCCTTTGGTATAATCCCAATGCTTTAGGAATTCCTCGAAGAAAAATAAATCTTTCTTTTTCAAAATATTATCAGGACTTACAAATGAAATACAGGTAAATTTTTGTCCAGCAACTGGCTTATCTTCATCAAGCAAATCAACATATTTAGGATTAGACGTTCCGTCCGCTAAATTTTGTTTTTCAAAGGCTAATTCTTTAGTCATTTATATATTTGAGTAGCTTATTATTTTAAGTTATTTTTTACAGCTTATAATTTTTTTTTCTAGAGATTATTATATAATGCTCGGTGAATTAGGAAGTCTCTTAGATCTCGGCGAACTTATCCGTCGCGTCGTCAAATACTTAGTTGAAGGTATCATGGTAGCAATCGCTGCCTATGCTATCCCAAAACGCTCTCTTAACTTAGATGAAGTTATGCTCATTGCTCTTACGGCAGCTGCAACCTTCTCCATCTTGGACACTTATGTCCCTAGTATGGCAGTTGGTGCCCGTTCCGGTGCCGGTTTTGGTATGGGAGCCAATCTTGTTGGATTCCCTCGTATGTAAATAATAGTTTAGTATAATTCTTAAAACAAATTATACTTTGCAATTCAAGAAAGGATATTTACTATATAATTTAAATATAGCTTGTTCTTTTGCTTTAGCTTCAATTAATATATCTATTTCTACGCCATATTTTTCCGGAATTTCCAATAAGAAGTCGGGAATTACTTCAATATAATCTGAATGATGACCACATCTACCACTGCCTTGTTCGGATACATGAAATTTAGGTTTAATACCTCGTCTTTCCCAGCTATTTAAAATTTCTTCTATATATTCGCTCTCTGGTTTTAGTGTTTCATCAGGATGTAACAAATTATAACAAGTATAGTGATGTGTATCAAATACAATTGGTATATTCACCTTTCTAGATACATAAATACAATCTTCAATCGAGAAACATTTTTCACAATTTTCAAGTACAAGTCTATTTTGAACGGCCTGGGGTAATCTTTTAAAATTTTCACACCACCTGTCTAACGTTTTTTGTTTATCACCATATTTACCCCCACCGTGCACTACCATTACAGAATCTTTTCCCATTTCCATTCTATCCAATACTTCTGCATGATAACTTAAATCTGAAATGGTTTGATGGAAACATTTCTCGTTAGGAGATCCTACTACATTATATTGACCAGGATGAAATGTGAGTCTATGATTCAGCGATCTAGCGTATTTGCCAATTTTTTTTAACAACTTGTCTGCAAAATCCATTGTGTAGTTTTCAACTTTAGGATTACTTTTATGCGGAAATAACTCACTTGAAATCCGCAAAACTTTAATACCATTTGCTTCATTCCACTGAATTAATTTATAAAGATCCGCGAGGTTTTGTATGATTTTTAATTTAAGTTCATTAATCCCAAGTTCTTCTATTTTTCTCATTATCATTTTTCTGGAACAGAATATTGGTGGCTTTTGTTCGCGCAAGATTGTATTGATACAACACAATCCTAACTGTATTGGTTGATTCTTAGACATGTTAAAATATTGGAGGGGAGTAATGTTTATATAATAAATTTTTTATAATTCAATTTATTATATTGTAGGTACGTATTCCCATCTTAATTCAAAGCAAATTTTTTTCCAAATTTCATCTTGTTCTATTCTTTTTACAGGATCTTTAAGCATTGGAAAAAATGGCAAGAATTGTGTTTCTCCTAATAACTCGCACATTTTATATAAAACATAATAGTAATTCAGAAAGTTCACACGGTCATCCGGACAGTGTTTGGCATACGGACGTTGAATATCCATAAACAAACTACATAATTTATCTTCTAATTCTGGACTCATTATAGGCGGTTTAATACCCAATTTATCTTTAATAAATGGTATATGTTCATAGTATTTATTATAACCCAACTTTTTTAAAATATCCTTGGCTCTTTTATTTGTCATTTGTTTTAAACTAATACGTTCTTTTTTGATTTGTGCTTTTATATTAATAAGAACCTCCTCCGGTATCTGTGTTGTTTCTTTAGCTTGAAACTGAGCAAGAATTTCTCTAAAGTGATTAATTCTTTTGTAAGCATAGAAACACACTTCTTTAGGTGGTTCTTTGTATGAGGGCTTTTCGTGTTCTACCAAATAAGAAAATCGATTTCCGCAATTTTTACATATCAAAACACCCTCATAATCAACAGAAATTAATTCACCCTTGCATTTTTCACATACATCATGTTTAGTTGTATACTGTGAAATATCAAAAAAGGTTTCATCAATATTAGTTAGATATTTTTGAATAGATGACAGTTCATCCGATTTCTTAGATGTATTTTCGCTTTTATTTTTATCAAAAAATGAATGTAATATTCTAGTTTTATTTTTTCCTTTTGACATTTTCTTCTTTTTTTCAAAATAATCAAAAACATGCTCTGCATTATCCAATAAATAATTTTTCTTCTTTTTCTTATTTAATTTAATATCTATTCGTATTTGTCGAAGCTTATCTTCAAGATTTAGTCGTTCTTCGATATTTATATCATTTTTTTTTAATTTATCTTTTATTTCTTTTTTTTCTGATAGAAGAGATGGTAACACCGTAAGTTCTGTTGATTTAAACTCTTCCATTTTTTCATGATGTTTACTGTCTACTGTAACATTGTTTTTTGTTTTCTTCCCAATTTTTTTTGTTGCTTTGGGTTTGAAAGCGGGCATATATAGAACTATTAATAAAGTATTTAATTTACTTTTTCAACAAATCTTCTTTTGTGTAGAAATATGTAATCTCTTTTCTCTCCAATTAACAATGGATATTCATGTTAATGACTGTCAGGAAACCACAATTGACCCCATTAAGTTGCATAAAATGGTGTTTTTATACAATGCTTTAGAAAATGGATGGACAATTAAAAAAAATAATAATGCATATATTTTTACTAAAAATCATGAAGGTAAAAAAGAAGTATTTTTAGATGATTATCTCAAAGGATTCATGAAGGAGAATTTTGATATGAAAAAAATTTTAGACAATTAATTCGATTAATTAATGGTTTTCTCGTAAAATTTTTTTCTTTAGCAATATTATAAC